ATATAAGGCTGCCAATATTGACAGCCCTGTATTTACACAAAAGAAATATGCGGTATAAAACCTTTTCTTTTAAACATTATAAAGTTTTTATAAATCGGCCAAATGCTTCCTGACCGCCTTTATTTCTCTTATATACTCCTGCACATTCAAGAACCTTTACAAACACCTTACTGATTTCATCCTGAATAATACCATGTATATTCTGAGCATTTATATCATAGTTTTTAATCCATTCATCCACCCAGTCTGCATGCTTTTTAATCTCCTCATTACTTCTTATATCTTTCTTTAAAAGATTTTCCTCTAAGAATTATATCGTAAACATGATATATTATTCTTTCTGATTCATTAGGAACATATTTTTTAATGAGTTTCATGTTATCTTGGAAAGATAATCCATGTTCATATAATTCTCCGTCTAAAATAAGCCCTAAATTTTCAACTTCTTTTAGAATATGCCCCATTGTATCAATAGATTTATTTTTCCTTGAAATAAGTCCTTTATTGATACTCAAACAACGCATTCCGTCAAGTTTAGGTTGAATGTATACAGGATAACTTATTTTATGCTCTTCTTTTGAAAACTCTTTTGCCAACATAGGCAGTATTACTGCCTGTTCTGCTGCCGCTTCTACAGTTTCAAAATATCCTTCTTCTAACTTGGCTTTTAGTTTGGATTCCATTTCTAAAACAGCCTGCTGTTCTGGTGTGGTTTCATTTACTTTTCCTATATTCTTGGCAACGCATTCTGATTTATTTATTACTGCGTTAGGAGAGTCAAGTAGCCCAGACTCCTGGACTACAAAACTTCCTTCTGTATATAATTTCAAGTAACGAACCTTACCTTTACTATCTAATTTATATATTGTTTTATGATTCACAACTTGAACATGTTATAATGTTTGTTAATAATTCCTTAGCCACACTTGAGCTTCGTTGATAATATAGAGCTTTAATTCCCCACTTCCATGCATCAATCATCATAGCATTTACCTCTTTAACAGGTACTTCTGCTGGAATATTGATGTTTAACGACTGCCCCTGATCAATATACTTCTGACGCAACTGTGCTAGGACCAAAATATGCCTTTGACTTAGCTCCCTAAATGTCTTAAACACCTCTTTTTCTTGTGGAGTTAAAAAGTCTAACCCCTGAACAGAACCTTGTGCTAACATTATCTGTCTCCACACTTCTTCTGTATTTTTACCCTTAGATTCAAGTAGTGCAGTTAAATACTTATTCTTTCTAATAAAGTTACCTTTAGCTAATCCTACTTTGTAGTAGTTTGAAGAATAAGGTTCTATACCTGGACTTACCTGACCAAGGATACTAGATGAGCTAGTTGTCGGTGCGATCGCCATCACAGTAGTATTTCTCTGTTTCTTATGTTCAGGATAATTTTCTATCTCATTGTATATTGGAGCAGGACCATAAATTTTTGATAACGCCTTAGTTGCTCTTAACGCCTCCCTACGCAAATATCCAAAGATTTCTTGTGTAATTACCTTAGTCTCTGGAGCATTAAATGAGATATTATGTTTCTGAAAATAAGAGTGATAACCTAGAACTCCGAGTCCTAAAGCTCTGTGCCTCTTAGCAAAGTTATGAGAATTTTTAAGGTAATAGTTATCCTCTGTCTTCTCAATAAACTCTGACATTACAGCATCTAAGAAGTAAATAGCATAGTATACTGCATTAGTATCTTTCCACTCATCATAAAGCTCCAAATTCATAGATGACAAACAACATACAAATGATTCATCATTGGAGTCGGGCAAACTCACTTCGGCACAGTTGCCTGTTAATAGGCCGTTACAGACAAAAATGTGCTCATCAGATTCCACTGTAGGACAATATACATCTTGATTACTATGGAACTCTATACTTTCAATTACATAACATTTCTTAGAATTATCTCTATACTGCTTATTAGGATCTAATTTAACCCCCTTCCTATCTAAAAATCCCGTGTTTTCATTTACTACTATACATTCTGGCTTACTACTTATAGCCAACTTATAGGCCTGCTTAGTATTATACAATTTCTTACCTCCTTTACCGTCAGGAAATAGATGTTGTCCTGCCTTACGCCCCTTATAAATAATAGCTTTAAGCCCCAAGTTTAACATAAGTTTTTGCAGCTGTCTTATAAACTCTAAATCAACACTTGAATAATACAGTTGAATTGGATTCCCTTTATTAGAATTTTTATGCATATATACTGAGCCATCGCCTTCTAATAAAGATTGTAAGTATCTCCATTGAGTTCTTTCATTACTTCTCCAAATCCAATCTGGTACTACACCTTTTTTAAATCCTAAGTTATTTTTAGTAAATAAATTAGTACCTAATCGTTTTTTGGCTTGAGATCCCTGTCTAACAGTTGTATCAGTGAATCTTGGGGTTTCCCTATGTCTAGTGGCGTTGGTGTTACCAAACTGATTTTTTACCTCATAGGTATTGCCGCCATACTTTTCGTAGACTCTGTTGAAAGTTTCCTGAATCTCTTCTAACTTATCAAAGCTATTTTCCCAAATATCTATGAATACATTGTCTCCATGTTGAGTACCATCTGCTTGATACCATCCAAGTAAGTATGCAAGATCATAATTATCTTCAGGTCCAAATAATCCCTTATTCTGTTGAATAACTACTCTGTCTCCTACTTTAAGATCTTTTAGAGCTACTTTATGATGATTTCCGCTTTTATCTACTGTTAGTATCTCATGATAGTCAGTTACAGTGTGTTGTATACCATTTTTAAGAGTTACGGTGTATGTAGGCACATCTTTCTCTCTAAGTTTCATTGGAGATGATTTTACCGCCTTTTCTCCGTCAAACAAGGTTAATTCACCGCCCGCATCATACAGTTCCTTTGCCGTCAAATATCCCCTATCACTTACTACTCTATCTGATCCTGCAATGCACAAATTAGAATGAGTAACTTTCAAATCTAAATCTTTATAAATCTGAGACTTATTTTTGTTATTGTTGTCAGTAAAGAATACATAAGGGAGACCTTTTTGTTGTCTCGATTCTAATATTCTCGCCCATAACTTCCTTTTTTCCATATCTCCATCTATCATCTCTTGCATCCAATAGTCAGGAACACATACACTAAAAAATAGATTTTGAATAGGGTTACCTATATCCTTTATTTGTAAAAATTCTTCTACATCTGGATGGTCTATATCTAAGTATGCTGCAAAAGACCCTCTCCTAGTGTTACCACAGACTAATGTTCTATCATTACTTCTAACAAGTATTCTACCCTTAGGCACTATACAACAATACACCATATCATCATAATGCTCCCTATATATCTCACATGAGTCCCCCTGCACTTTGTTATTATCAGAGATAGTAATAGTGTATAAATCAGATCTATTGCCTGGTCTATCTGTTTTAGTATATATTCTAGTTCTCTTATTACATAAAGAAGCAACCGCCTGTATAATATCTACATTTTCTTTATTTATAGAACTATAGTTAAAACAGTGTTTATATTCATGCCCATCCCACTTAGATACCTCTTCTAAAAAATCTTGACACCACTCATCGGATACTTTATCCAGTTCTACCCAAGACAGTGTAGGTTGTTTATGCTCTTTGGTATCATAAATATAAATATTAGTGACCCCCGAGTTACTCTCAATCTTTAATTCATATTTAAGTCCTATTCTTTTAACTATCTCTAATAGTCTTTCTACTTTTCGTTGTTTTGTGAATCTAAATCTAATGGTATTACTTCTATTGTCTTTTCTGCCATCTGCTTGAAATGCTATTTTAAGTCTTTCTACATCACTAAGCCTGTTAGATTTAGTAATAGTTTTTCCTGAGATATACAGTCTATTATCTCTATGTAACTTTAAATCCTCAGCTGTAACTATTTCTGTATATCCTGCCCATCTTTTAGTCCCCGCTTTCCTACTTCCCTTCATTCTTTCAATAACCATCCTATGGTTGGTAGTTACGGCCACAGATATTAAATCATCTTTCTTTAGTCCCCTAATTTTCACAAGGTCTCCTGTATACTTTTTAGATGTCAATTCAAACACATCAGTAAAGTCTATATTACCATACTCATCCACTTGAGCAATTTTATCTAATTTTGGATTAACTTCCCTGAAATCCTTAAATCCTTTATCAGTTAATACTTCAGTACCTTTTTCGTAACAAGATCCCTGTGATACTACATCCATAGTAGTATCAAACATCTTCATAAAACTCACTGCTCCAGAAGATTTTCCATTATCTGTTATGGCTGCTCCTCTTCCTCTTAACTCTCCAAAATATCCAGAAGTTCCTCCTCCAATCTTGGTTTGCATAATAACCTCCCCGACCTTGTGAGTAATTCCCTCAATATTGTCTGGAATGCTTACCCCGAAACAGTTGTGGACGAATATCTGCGGCTCTGGCAGGTAGAAGTTATGACTTGGATGATCTACTTCAATATCAAATACAGGTATTTCCTCTTCCGCCCATACACTTCTAACATCTATAACCGTTTTATATGACTCCCCCTGTAACTTATCAAATGTTTTTAATTCCGATGCTGGAACATATTCTCCATCTGCTTTTAATATTAAGTGGTCATTAGTACATCTTAAGTTAAATGTATTTGCGGCTCCTACGCTAATATAAGTAAATGCCTGCTCTTTTTTAGTCTCCCATACTTTATTTATTTTAGCATATTCTATTTCTTTGGTATCAGTATTAAATACTTTTATTTCATATCCTCTTATTCCTTCTTCCCATTTTTTAGATAGTTCTTCTATTGGTAATGTTATAATACCTTTATCAGTCTTAACTTCAATTAGAGTATCTCCTGTAAGACAACTAATAGGAAGCCCTCTCTGCGTCCCCATATTTGCCCATATAGGACTACTCAAACTCATCCAGCCCCTTTCTACCATTTCTTTGAAAATAGGCTGTAATTCCATGTTATTTAATCTTTTGGCAGCAGCAGTTGTGATTCTATCTACGGCTCCCTCTACGGTTTCTCCGTTTAGTAAGTATCCTCTATTTAGTACTGCTAAAGATTCATCATTTATCCACCAATATCTAGGACTATATTCCTTTCCTTCTTTTAAATTTAGCATTATAATTTCTTTATCTGGTTATAGTATTGTCTTTAAAGTTTAATATGAAGTTGTTACTAGTTATGACATCATTTCCTAATATTCCATCTATTTCTATGTGATCTTCTTGGTAGATTACTTCTTTAATTCTTGAATAATCTTTTGCATAAATAGTGGTCTTTAAAAATGTGTCTCCAAGTTTTAATTTCAGCCTAAAGGTGTCGTACAGTTTGTTTTCTGTGCCGCCGAAGCCTTCTGCATTAATAGGAGCCAACTCTCCAACAACGCCACCCACATCAGTAACTGTTTTAGTATGGATAGAAGTAAAAGAAGCTCCTGTGTCCAATAATAATAGCTTATCTACTCCATTTATTTTTACTTTAACTATAGGCAATTTAGACTGAGTGTATATCTTTGTAACATAACTCTCATCTTGTATTGGAGCGTCCTCTTTACAACTATATAAAATCCCCAACGATACTATAACAATTAAAAATAACTTCTTCATCTTTATAAATAATCTTCCATTTCTTCATCAAGCCTATCCCAACTATCCATATTTTCTATGACTTCTTTAGTTTCAAGATAGTGCTTCATGTATTTGTCTTTATCCCCTTTGATGGTGACCATTCTTCCTGTAAAGGACTCTTTTTCTATATCGTCCCAATGGCCTTTCCATTCGTGACTAAACTCTTCTAAATTAGAAAAAGTATCTATCATAGACAGATACTCTTTTTTAGCCAATTCTTCATCTTGCTTATCGTACTTCATGTTTACAGTTTTTTTTAGAACGGCAAATCTCCGTCATCTTCATCTTCGTCTATAACAGACTTACTCTCTGTCTTTGTGTCTTCGGGCTCACTTGCAGCTGGTTTAGATGACTCATTACTTTGAGACGGCTGCGTATTATTTAGATTGTTTTCCTTAATAAAGTCTTCAGCCCTTGTTAATGCCTCAGTCTGTAAGTCATCAAAGTTCCATTTTTTAAGCTTCTCATTATAGCTTGGTCTAGGTAATTCTTCTCCCCACGCTACTTTAACTTCTTTTCCTTCACTATCTTTTTCATTAGGATAAGTAATTAATACCGCCTGATAAGACTTGTCATTACTTTTACTTTCATATAATGAAAACTTAACTTCCTTAGTAACATCAATGTTTTTAATAGATCTTGCTAAAGCATAAAAAGCACTGTCTGTTACTGGAAACTGAATAACATATCTTTGTCCTTCATCTTCCAAAGTTAGATTAAAGACCTGTCCGTAATTTCCATCTACTAAATATGCTCTCACAATTTTACCAGATACATTATTTACATACTGTCTGTAAGATACATTTCCTTTACTACTTGTATGTTCTACATAACCTTCTTTAGATTCCTTGGAATAGATATACATTCTTTTAGATGCACTATCTATCTGTAAATAGGTTGTAGGAGCTCCTCCTCCTGAATAACTAATTGCCATATCTTATTTTTTATTTTTCTAATGTTTGTCTTTCCTTTTCTAAATCTCTATTTAAAGCAAGTACATCTGTATATTTCTCAGGATACCTTACTTTAAGCTTTTCAATGTTTCTTTCTAATCCTTTTTGAAGATTTTCTACTCCCGCCAGCTGTGAGATAGTAAATACTAACCCCCTAAGGATTTCAAGTTCTTTGTTTTCATCGATAGCCTTGCCATAGATACAGTGCTTTTTGATGATGTCTGCGAATTTAGAAGTATAGTATGGAACATGTTCAGCTTTAACCTCTAAATCTACTAATACTTGAGTAGGAAAATCTTCTAATTTTAATCCTCTAAGTGTGCAATAATTGGCAATATACCACATCATATCACACAATTCTTCCTGCCTATTGATTTCGTCCGTGGCATCTACAAATTCTTCCCACTCAGACATAACTCCTGTAACCATATGAAATAGGTCTATTGAATTATTTCCTGACCTTTTCATCGTCCTTTCTGATAATTTCTGGTAATCTCTAAAATTCATCTTTTAATTTAATTTACTGTTTGTTTAATCAATGTTTAGCTTTGAAATTGGGAGGAGATTCGAACTCCTATAGCACCGACTGCTCCCAACTTAATGTATAACTTAAATTTTTTTATATGACACTGCAAAGATACAATTTATATTTTATACCTGCAAATTATTTCAATAAAATTATTGAAAATTTATATTACATCTCTACAAATCCCCTATATCTCGTAATCTTAACAGATTCATTTAAATATTTTGGATGTATAACTGCATCATTACACATAATCTCTTTTGCCTCTTGATATGTTAAGTCAGCGTCTGTGTCACAAAACTTAATAATCTCCCTATCAATATCAAGTTTTCCAACATACTGCTTAACAAGTTTACTAGAGGAATAGTAAGTCGCCCAATTAGATTCTTTAATGACATGTTCATATGTTTTTCTTCTTTTATCTTTTAAGGCTGCGGTCTCTTTCTTACCAAAGTTTCTTTTTCGTTTTGTATATAGATTCTTTTTACCTATATATAGAAACTTAACTTCACCTGTTTTCTTGTCTTTTAAGGTAAGTCTATAAACAAACCCTATGACTTTAGGAAGCAACTTTTGCATTTCTGATATGCTAGTTATAGGCTTCCCTTTGTATGTCCAATATTTATTACTTTCACTCATATCTTAATTTATTTTTACATTCCATCTGTTCGTGTTATACCCTCCTCTATTAAAACCTTAAATGCTTCTTTAAAGTCTAACATGTTTTTGTATGACCAATTAAAATTACCTGTCATCATCCACAATACATATCTCCTATCTTTGGTAAATATCTCCCTAGCTGACTTGCCTCTATATTTTCCAATAGGCATTATTAACTTATCAGGATCAATTCCAGTGTCTAATGACCTAGTCGTAGTAGAAGGTTTCTTACCATATCTTGCCTCATATTTAGATTTTACATATTCTCTTGTAGGCATGTTCCAATTTCCAAAAGGATAACCTGTCATTAATCTATCCCCATTCCACATTGCCCACCCAGAGGTATAATCTTGCTTCTCATAAGAGATATTTTCTATTCCTCCAAATCTAGCATAGTTATTAGTAAAATCTACTATAGTACCTACCTTCCTAAACTTAGTACCATTTTCTCTAATAATAGGTCTACATATCCTACCTATGATTTGATGATACAGTGCGAAACTGTTTGTGTTTCGGGCAAGGATTATCCCATCTAACTCTGGATGATCAAATCCTGTGGTCATAGTAGAAACATTGACAAGTCCCTTTAATTTTCCTATTTTAAAGTGTCTAACTATTTCCTCTCTCTCCTTTTTATCAGTATTAGCAGATACTACTCTAAATTCAGAACATTTACTTGCAAGTCTGTCCGCAATCTCAATAGAAGGAACAAAAATCAATATACTCTTTTTTCCCTCTGCACGCAAACTGTTAAACTCGTCAATTATTTTCTTATCAAGATCATTATTCTCATAGAAAGTAATAATACTATCTTCCCTAAAGTCAGTTCCTGATGAATTTAATACTAAATCCTCTTCATTCATAGGCTTATGTCTATATTCTAACTTAGCCCAGTAATCATTCTTAATATCCGCAATTTGAGTAATATGAAATATATCCGCCCCAAACCAAAATGATCTTTTAGATCTATTCATCATTTTAAGCTCTGCTCCATCTCTACTAGTACTAACCAACTGTATAGGAGTGGCGGTAAGTCCAATGATCTTTTTAGGATTTATTTCCTTCAAAAATTGATTAAACTTAGATTCACTGGCCACCTTACCATTTTTTAATTGATTAGTAGAAAATAAATGACTTTCATCTATACAAACATATTCAATATCTTTAAATAATTCTGGACTCTTAATTAAACTCATAGGAGTAGCATAAGTAAGTGCCGATATTTCTTTACTATTTAACGATGCTGAGTAAACTGTGGGGTCTAAACCTATGTTTCTCGCTTTTTCTAAGTTCTGTTTTAGCAGTTCCTCCGACGGCTGTACTACTAACAACTTCTTTCCTTTAAGGCAGTCTGCAATTAGTGATATTAAAATACTCTTTCCACAGCCCACAGGAGCTACCAATAATCCCTTTGTATGCTCACTGTCTGCTATGAATTTCTTTATATCTTCTAATGCCCGCCTTTGATACGGTCTTAATTTCATTATATTAACTTATTTCTGTGTTTACTTTCCGAATAAAAATCTATGTATACTCCTGAACTTCCTAAAGCAGCCTGTCTTGCTAAGTCATCTACCATTTCATTGTACTCATTACCAGCATGACCTTTGATCCACTTTAATGTGACATTTTGTCTTTTTAGGACACTATGAAGTCTTTTCCAAAGATCAGGATTTTTTATCCCTGCAAATCTTTTAGATGCCCACCCGCCAAGCCAGTTATTAACGCCATCTACAACATATTTACTGTCTGAAAACACTGTTATTTTACTATGATCAACTTGAACTCTTTCAAGTGCCACTATTACAGCCATTAACTCCATTCTATTATTGGTGGTATATCTAAATCCAACAGATATTTCTCTCTGTCTATCAGTCTCATTGCACTGAGTAATAAAGGCGTAACCACCAGGTCCAGGATTTTCAAGACAAGATCCATCAGTGTAAATGGTCAAATCTAAGGGCTTATTCTGAGTCTTTGTCTTTATTTTTAGATTCATTCTTCTTCATTTTATCTTTGATCTTATTTTCAAGTTCTTCTGTCAATTCAGGATTATCTCTAAGTATAGCCTTAACTCCTTGACCTCCTTGTCCTAACTTAGTGTCTCCATAGTTATACCAAGAACCACTTTTATTTATAATTCCTGTTTCCACACCATGAACTAAAATTTCTGATACCTTATCTATTCCTTCTCCATATAGAATATCAAATTCACATACTTTATTTGGAGTAGTAGTCTTGTTCTTAGCACTTTTAACCTTCACAATATTGTTAATCTGCTCTCCTTTTTCATTTTTATCTGTTCCTGCCTTTTTAGAAATCTCTAATCTGATAGAGGCGAAAAACTTCATGGCATTTCCTCCTGTTGTAGTCTCAGGATTACCAAACATCACTCCGATTTTTTCTCTAATCTGATTGATCCAAATAACTATAGTTCCTGTGCTGGATGCCTTTGGAGTAATAATTCTACATGCCTGACCCATCATTCTCGCTATTCCTCCCATCTGTGCATCTCCAATATTTCCTTCTAATTCTTTCTGAGGAACTAGGGCGGCAATAGAGTCCACAACTGCCAGAGATACCTGTCCAGAATCTACTAGCTGAGTTAAAATGTCTAATGCTTGTTCGGCACTTCCTGGCTGAGAAATAATAAACTTTTCTTTATTAAGTCCTAACGCTTCTGCATAATCCATATCAAAAGCATGTTCTACATCTATAAGTGCTACATACTTCTCAGGATACTTTTTCTGAGCCTCTACCATGGCATGAATACAGATTGTAGTCTTACCTGCACTTTCTTTTCCGTACAGTTCTACGAATCTACCTTCTGGGTAGCCGCCTCCTGTTACATAATCAATTCCAATACTACCACTAGAGATTCTCTCAATGTCTATTCCATGAGTATCGTTTCCAAGTAGTACATTTCCTTTTCCGTGTTTAGCATTAATATTATCTAATGCTTTTTTTAATTTGTCATTCATTTTATTTAAAATATTGAGTTAGATTCATACATCCTAATCATTTCTGATATTACAGAGTGTACTTTAGACAAATTACCTGTACGCTCCAATTTATCTAATTTAGCTTCTCTATTCTTAATTGGTTTTATAGCATTCACACTTACACCATATCTGTAATAAAGGTCTTTATAAACTCTGATCCAAACATCTTTATAGTCAGCTCCTACCATTTTAGCGTAGCTACGAACAAGCTCATTTATCCTACTTCTCATAGACTGTTCAGGCATTGGCTCTTCAGATAATGGAAGTAGGGACAATTGTTTCTGGCCGTTTTGATATTGCTCATAGACAAAATTTATTTTTTCCTCCATAACATTCATTCGCTCTTCCATCTCTAACATTGCTTGAGCCTGTATAGCAAACATTTGAGCAGTGGTCATAGGTGCTAATTGCTCTGATATTAAATGTTCCAGCTTATCAATATACTCTATAACTTTCTTTCTTACAAATTTAGATTCTCTCATAAGTAACTGTTTTGCTTGATTGAAAGTCAATTCAAAATAAGGAATATTTTTACTCCCTCCATTAGGTAACTTGCTGATTCTGAACGAGGAGGAAATTTTTCCTTCTTGTAATTCTTCCTCAAATTCATCTCTAATTATCTTTAAAAAATCAGAATGTTTTAGAATTGCAGTTTTGCCTTCAGCATTTCTAAATAAATTTATTTGCTCTACTATCTCTAAACTACTTACTGATTTTTCACCTTGTTTGATTAAATCCATTTCTTTAAACATATTTTCTTTATTTATATTAATT